CGTGCCCAAGAAAATATCTGTGCCAGTATTTGTAGCAAGTTGGTCACTGGCTGTTGCTGTTGAACCAAGATAAATTACACCGGTGTTATGTATTGTTGCGGAAGAAATGATGCCTAGCGTTGCGTTGCGGCTGGCGTCGATGACTTCTGTTGAGTCAATAAAATAGCCCTTGGCATAAACATGGTTCCATACACGGCTGGTGGCGCCCAAATTCCTAGCCCCAGAAGTGCTATACGGCTGAATATCGGCATCCATATTCAAGGGTTGGTTAAAGTAATAAGGCAGGCTACCCTGAAAATGTATCCAGCCTGTGTTCATAGAACCTATATCTATGTAGCCAGTGCCTGTTGTTATTCTGAGTGCGTTGCCTGAACCCTCTTGCAGCCTAGTGTTCGTATCATTTAGGTAAAGGCTTGGGACAGTTAAAGCACCCGTCATCGTACCGCCAGCCAGGGGCAGTGCGTAGTCGTCGTAATTTGTTGTGTCAATTATTGTGATAGCGCCGTTATTGCGCTTAAGGGGGTCGCCGTTCTGCGGGACAGTTAAAAGCATCTTGCCTGATTGGGGCGTGTATAGATAATAGTCCCCGATGACTTGACCGAAATTGGTGCTAGTAACAGCTACGCCCGCGCGCATGTACTCAGTCTCTATGTTGCTGTTGTTCGCATGTTTTATAAAGTACTGGATCTCTGCATAGGAGTTAGATTTGATCTTTAACTCTTTGCGAGCAGTTCCGTTTCCTATGACGAGATCACCAGTAAGCGTACCGCCAGCTAATGGCAGCTTAGTTGCAATGCTGTTTGTTACGGTGGTCGAGAAGTTAGCATCGTCGCCCAGCGCTGCCGCGAGTTCGTTCAACGTGTCTAAGCTTCCGGGTGCTGCACTTACAATGTTATCTACCGCAGTGGTTACGTAGGCTGTAGTCGCCACCTTTGTGCTGTTGTCTGAAGCCGACTGGGTTGTTGCCGTAACGGATGATACGAGGGTGCCTGAGTACGACGAAGCTGTAAGAGTTCCCGTTATACTCACGCCTGTAGGTGAAATGAACACTTCCTGATCTAACCAACCAGTTCCTAAAACAAGATGATTCACACCAGCAGCGTTTATGTAGCCTCTTATGCCTGCAATGTTAGTTCCGTTCGCCTGTCTCCAGACCAAGCCGGGAGCGTAAAAAGACGAATTTGCAAAGTTAGCAGTGGAATCAATGTATAGCCCTTTACTTCCCAGACCGCCTTGGAACCTCCCCGTACTACTACTAGTAATAGCGCCCGAGGAGATGGTGCCGATGTTCGTAAGATTACGAGTAGTTGCTGCAATAACTTGCGTACCGCCAATCGCTAGTGAACCTGTAAGGTTAGCCGAGCCATTCACTTGGAATTGGTACCCATTCGCTATAGTAGATCCGGCAACCGAGAATTTAGCACTGTGTAGATACAAATGATCATTAGTACCCCGGTAGTACATTGATGAATTACCATCAGTGTCTTTAAAGTTAATACCAGAGTAAGCATCTGTAGATTCCACGATTAGTGGAGCATCGGAAGATGATTTAATTACTGATTGAGCATTACCTCCGGTCACAGTAATAGCGCCCGAGCTGAGGGTGCCTAGCGTAGCGTTACCTGAATTATCTATGCGAGTAGTGCCGTCGATCTTTAAATACCCGCCAAGGTCGGCGTATCCCTCACCGAACTTATGGTTTACGTTTGTCCCACTGCCACCCGCTCTTAACTGCAAGTAATCGCCTATTGTTGCGGCGTAGACTTGCTGTATCAGATCCTGTGAAAACTGATCGTCATGCCACAAAACATCACCATACTGACTGGATATCAGAGGGTCTGCGGCGCTAGAAAAGTTAAGGGTGCCCGTCATCGTATCCCCAGCGATGGAGACAGATTCTGTGTCGGCGGCTGAGCTAATATCGTCTAAGGCCGCAGCAGTGACACGAAGTTCTACCTTCACGCCGCTAGAAAAAGAAGAGGCAGTCGTTCCGTCCTGCCCACGCACGACAGTCAAAGTGTTGGTGCTAACACCAGTGACCTTGACGACTTCGATAGTGGGCGAGTTGGTGTCTGTATCAATCGTAAGATAGATGTAGTCGCCAGACGACAGCGTCGGCAACCCAGACGCATCAGCTACGCTGATTGTAGTTTGAGTTGCGTTGATCGCTGCCGAAAGCGACGTACTTACGTTGTTAGCAAACTTGACTGCCATAGGTTAAAACCTCATTAGTATTAATAACTTAGGAGACGGTGACCTGCCAAGTTATCGTCATACTGTCCTGTGAACCCTTATTCACAACTGAAAAGGTCGTTCTGCAGAGCATGTCGCCGCTAGAAGAAGCGTTAAACAAACCGGCCTCAGTAATTGCGCCAGTGCCGTCGCCAGCACCGAAGCTCGCCACGTAGGTCACTACGTTGCTTGAGACAGTTGTTGAGGTGAGGGCAGACCGGTGCGCCTGACTACCAAGCGCTGTATTACCAGCGGCTGGAGAAGCTGTACCCGTACCAATTGCCATGTGAGACATAGCGTTGGTTGTACTGTCCTTTATTCTGCTTGCAACAAAGTCTTTACCAGCACTCACTACAAGGTTGGGCACCTCGCTTACAACTTCTCCGTTGATAGCAATAGACAGGTGCCCCTTTAGCGTCAGATCATCATTTAACATGGATCACTCCTAGTTGTTGATCGGTGCAACATTCAAGGCACCTGCGTTTAAAAGGGAAGAGGCCATTGACCTCTTAGCCAAAACAAGAGACTCACTGACCGATACCGCATCAGTGGGTGCCTTGTTTATCTGTTTAGACTCCTGCTCTGATACAGAGAAAGAGTCGGATTCGGGGGTAGATAAGGCGATGCTCGCCTGCTCTGAAATATTCGCGGTGTCAGACTTACCAAGACCTATGCTCAGCGTTTCGCTGTCACTGAGAGATACTGAGTCAGCAAAGGTTCTAGACGCTACGAACACACGGCTAAACACGTCGCTCACGCCGATGACGTTGCCTTTCTGGGACTGGGTGTCCTTAGTTAGCGCGCCTACAGTCGCTGCATCATCAAGAACAAATGCGTCAGTAAAGGTCCGACTAAAGGTGACAACGCGAGAGAACACATCTGACAGGGCGACAGCCTCTGTCTGTGGTAGCTCGACTGACAGTGATGGGTCATCACCCACGGAAGCGCTTTCAGTAAACGTGCGCTGAGAGGTAACTACGCGAGAGAAGCTCTCCGTAACTGATAGGCTGTCGTCTTCCGGTCTGCTGTAGTCAATAGCGGGGCTATCACTAACAGTTGCTGTCTCTGACAGCGGCTTGCTGAGAGCAAAGCTATGATCGTCTGTTGCTGTAAACGCGTCGACCTTTAGCTGGCTCATATCGAGAACAGCGTTCTCAGACAAGGTCGTCGTTTCGGTGAACGTGCGGTTAAACGTCACAACCCTAGAGAGCACGTCGCTTACGCCGAATACGTTGCCTTTCGTAGAAGTAGTGTCCTTGACCAACGCGCCTACCGTTGCGAGGTCGTCGATAGCGAACGCATCGGTGAACGTGCGCTGGAACTGCACTACTCTACTAAACGCTTCTGATACAGAGATGCTGTCCGATGGCGCTTTGTCGAAAAGCAGCACAGGTGCATCAGACAACGACGTGCTGTTTTGGAAGCTGCGTATAAACGACACGGTTCGAGCGAGCGCCTCAGTCACGCCCATCGTGTCATCGAGCGCTTTATCAAAGTCGTAATCGAGGTCTTCTGACAAAATAGGCGCGTCAGTCAGCCCTTTGCCAAACTCTTTAGTCCTAAACTCGGTCAGCGTTACGCTGTCTTCTACGTTCTTGCCCATTTCAATTACTGAGTTCTCAGCTAGAGCAAGGGTCTCAGTAAAGAAGCGTCTAATAGTTAGTAATACTGTCGCGATGTCCGTAACGCCGACGCTGTCCGCTTCTGGGCGGAATAAATGTAGCGCGGCAAGCTCCAAGATATCGACCTGATCATCGGGGCGCTTTGTAACGGATAGTGACGCCTGCTCTAAGACTCCGAACGATTCGCCGTCGTCGCCACGGAAGTAACGGTTATTGGTATCTGGGTCTAAAACTAGGTTAACCGTATTAGGGTTGAGGTAGTTAATAGACGAAACGAGGTTTCTATAAGCAGTGATCGCGTTAAGGTCGGCAAAGCTCACAACTGTTTGGTAAGTAGGACGACTAATGGTAATGCTGGCTTTTCTAAAGGCAGGCGCAACTACACTTGGGCTGCTATGTTCTACAGTCGCCCGAATGTGTGGTGCATGGACAAATAGCCTAATCGCCATTAGTCGAAGTCACTCCTTACCTTGAGCTTAATCAGGTCATTAACGGTCTGTTTACCGCCACCGGCAAACGTGATCTCAAGCTCAGCTTCGAAAGTACCGGCTGTGTCTAATGTGCCTGCGGGAAAATCAGTCGCAACTTTGCCGTTTGAGGCGTCAGTAACGGCGCATGTAAGCGTGCTTTTTACAGTCGTGCTACCCAGCTCTCGTATACGGAGACTTACGGACGCATTCGTGAGGTCGATAGGTGCCCACGTTGCATCGTTATTCTGGTCAAGGGTTACGCCTGCAGCAGCTGTA